AGTCGTATGGAGCATTAGAGTTTGATTTTACCTCTAGCACTTTTGTATTAGCTTGGCAAAAAGCTGCGGATAGCAATAAGCTGTTTGGTACATTGGGAACCTATAGTGGAACTACAGTTACCTTGCAAACTGAGGTAGAGCTTTATGGTACAGCGGTAAACGATTGGCGTATAGGACTTGCTTTTGACCCAAGCACTACAGGTAAATTTGCTGTAGTCGCTAACAATTATGCAAGTCCTTATGCCGGAATAGCGGTGTGTGGAACTATCTCAGGGACTACAATTACCGGAGGCACTGCTCAAACTTTCAACGCCACAGGAGCAGCTTTTGAGACTACTCCATACTCAGCTTGCGTGTTTGATTCGGTTAATGCTGACAATTTAATAATTGCTTTTAGAGACGCTGGCAGCAGTAACTATGGAGCAGCTTGTGCTGCAACCTTATCTGGAACCGTTTTTACTTTTGGAACTAAAGTACAGTTTAACTCTACAGCTTCTACTGATTTCTGGGCTATGGCTCCATCTGGAGTAGGAAGAGCTTTTCAAATCGTTTACAGAAATGATGCTACAAGTGATCGTCCTTTTGCTGCTGCTTTAAGTGTTAGCGGTACAACAATTACAGCGGGAACTCCTGTTCAAATTACGACAGAAGGAGTAAATAGCACGAATTATTTAGTGGCGGCTATGAACCCTAACGATGCAGGAAGTTTTGTCACGGCTTGGAGAGAGAAAAACTATGATGGCTGCAGTTCGGTAGCTAGTCAGCAAGGATATACCTCAACCAACCTCACCTCAACAAACTTCATTGGCATTTCCGATGCAGCTATATCAAGCGCGGCCAGCGGCAACGTAACAATCAAGGGTGGTATAGCGGCTACGGGGCTGACTTCATTGACTCCGGGCAGCGACTACTACGCGCAGGCAGACGGAACTATAAGTACCGTTTCTACAGGTTCTGCGGTCAAGATAGGCCGCGCCATGTCGGCGACATCAATTAATCTGGAGTACCAATCGTGAGCAATCTTTCTGACTTACTTCCTGCGGGTGCTTCTGGTAAGACCATTGAAGCGGTAGCCACGGCAAACATTACCAGCAAAGCGCCTGTCATTCTTAACAGTGCTGGGACGGTTAGTGCTGTTGCTGAAACTAGTATACCTCAAGCAGTAGGCGTGGCAGGTACTTTTGATGCTTCATACTCACTTCCCAATGAAAACTCGGTAACTTATGATTCTACAAACAACAAAATAATTGTAACCTACAGAGATTCTGGAAATAGCTCTTATGGGACTGCGTCAGTTGGAACTATTTCAGGAACAAGTATTAGTTTTGGCACTCCTGTCGTCTATAACAGCGGTGCAACAAACCAAAACGGCGCAACTTTTGACTCTGTTGCGGGGAAAGTAGTAGTTATTTACAGTAACGACGCTAGTAATTACGCAGGCAGCGCAAAAATTGGAACTGTTTCAGGCACTTCAATTTCATTTGGGTCTGTTGTTACATTTACTTCAAGCGCAACTTTTAACCCCGCTCCAGTGTTCGATACGGCTTCTGGGAAAGTAGTAGTTTTCTTTGCAGATGCTGACGCAGGTGATCTTGGCAAAGCGATAGTCGGTACAGTTAGCGGAACAAGCATTTCTTTTGGTAGTGCTGTTACTTTTTATTCTTCTGCCCTTTCCTACGTAACCTCCACTTATGATTCTGCTAATGAAAAAACGATTGTTTCATACAAAGGGCAGGGTACTTCAGGAGGAAAAGCAAGAGTCGGAACTGTGTCTGGTACAAGTATTAGTTTTGGTACTGAAGCTACTTATACTAGTGCTTCAAGCCGTACTTTTTACTCCATAGCTTATGATTCTGCTAACGAAAGGGTAGTCGTTGCCTATAGAGATAACTCTAATAGCGACTACGGAACAGCCGTAGTAGGCACGGTAAGCGGTACAAGCCTTAGTTTCGGTACGGCGGTTGTTTTTGAAACCGCGGCTATAAGTGGCTATGTCTCAACAACGTATGACTCTTCTGGTGGTAATATTGTTGTATCATACCAAGGGGGTGCATCTAATTCTTTTTACGCACGTATTATTTCGGGCGTTGTTTCTGGCAGCAGCATAACTTTTGGGTCAGCTCTTATTCTTAATTCTGGTGGGCCTTCTCCTGATATAGGGTCTGCGTACAGTTCCACTGAAAACAAAGTAGTTACTGCATACAATAGAGGGAATATTTCTGGGCAAGCTACTGTATACACTCCGCCGGGAACTTCAACCAACTCAGCCGACTTCGTAGGCATAGCAGACGCAGCCATATCCAGTTCGGCTACGGGTACAGTTGTTGTGCAGGGCGGTACGGTAACAGGGATGAGCAGCTTAACCACTGGCTCTAAATACTATGTGCAGGACGATGGAACCGTAACCACTGTGAGCAGCAGCGTCAACGCAGGACTAGCAATATCGACAACATCACTACTTTTGAACGGAGATTCATAATGAGTAAGACATTAACTTTTAACGACACAGGGCGTTCGCCTTACATCTTTGATGACGCGAAAAACGTCACAATGGGTGCTGACAGAATCACGGTAGGCGATGACGCTGACCCTGATTTCTACATCGGCGATATGCACTCTGGCAATGCGACTCTGCACACTGGCGTGACAGCTCCGGCTGACTGGCAGGGAAACCGTTACACTTTTGATGGCACAACGTGGACTGAAGTAGCTGATTGGGTTGACCCAAAAGTTGCCGAGATAGCTAGACTGCAAGCGCAAATTGACGCGCTGAATGCTGCCTAATGACCGAAGAAGAGATGGAAGCAATGGTTGAAAAAGCTGCTTCTGCTGCTGCCGCGAAAGCTCTGCACGATCTCGGTTTGTCAGACAAAAATGCTAATCCCGACTTGAGAGAACTCAGGTCGGTCCTTGATGCGTGGAGGATGGCTAAACGTACTGCTGGCCGCGCCGTTGTGCAGACTTTGACATATTTGTTTCTGGGCGCACTGCTTGCTGGGTCTTACCTAAAAATCACTGGGAAATCGTAAAATGAGCTATACGATGACATACGACAGCTTGCTTGTTGATCTTCGTCGTTATTTAGAGCGAGGATTTACTGAGGCCAGCGATCAAATTGTCTTTGATCAACTTCCACGGTTAATTACCCTGGGAGAGCGCCGTATTGCTCGTGAGCTTAAAATAGAAGGCTTTATCCGAGCCGTTAATCTTCCGCTATCAATCGGTGTTTCAACTTATTTAAAGCCTGATCGATGGAGAGACACCGCCTCGATGAATGTCAGCGGGTCTTCAATATTTGCCCGGTCTTACGAGTATTGTCGCAACTACTGGCCAGATGAATCAGAAACTGCGGCTCCTCAGTTTTATGCGGATTATGACTATCAACACTGGTTGATAGCCCCTACTCCTAATGCTGCAAGCACTTTAGAGATATTGTATTACGAACAGCCCGCTCTTTTGGGCGAAGACTTTCAAAGCAATTGGCTCACAGAATACGCGCCAGATGTCCTATTGTATGCCGCTCTTTTGGAGGCTACTCCATTCTTAAAGAGTGACGAGCGCGTGCCAATGTGGCGAGAGATGTATGATAGGGCGGCGCAAGCATTAAATGGCGAAGATCTATCTAAGATAATGGACAGATCCGCACAAAGGAGTGAAGCATAATGCCGAGTTATACAGATGTGTTTGGCGGCGCCAATATTTATCCAAGCGAGATTAGCTATAGCTCTGTCGCTCTGAGCGCAGATATTACATTAAGCTGGCCAGAAGAAACTTCTACAAATGTAAACCTTGCCACAAGAATTATGGATGTTACTCCATCGGGTGCGGGTTTTAGCATTATTTTGCCTGACGCCAAGAAAAGCGGAACAGGTAACACGATTCTTTTTAATAACAAGGGCTCTGACATATTTACTGTCAAAAATGCTGGCGGCGTTCAAGTTGGCACAATTGCGGCTGGTCAGATTTGGCAGGTCTATTTAACGGATAACACAACAACCAATGGCGTTTGGCAGATTCTGCAATACGGGGCCACAACATCCAGCGCCAATGCTTCGGCATTAGCCGGCACTGGTATTGTTGCTGTTGGTACTTTGCTGTCTCAGTCAGTGCCGATCACGGCTTTCAACTCAAGCTACACAGCTGGAAACACTGATCGTGCCAGAATGTACAACTGGACCGGTGCAGGTGGAGTTTTAACGCTTCCAGATCCTACGGCTGTTGGCAACAATTGGTTTATGTATCTGCGTAATTCCGGTTCTGGTCAAATTTCAGTTACTCCTCCAGGCTCTACGACCATTGATGGAACTTCTCCACTGGCCTTTCAGCCAGGCGAGTCGTCAATAATTGCGTCTGATGGGTCTAACTTTTACACTATTGGATTCGGTCAAGCAGCTACTTTCGCCTTTGATTATACGGTAATTGACGTTCCTGGATCTGGAGACTTTACTCTTTCAGGAGCTCAGCTCAATCGAGTGGCTTATCGATTCACAGGTATTTTAACAGGCGCTCGTAACATCATTATTCCTGCTACTGTGCAGCAATATTGGATTGATAATCGAACAACGGGCAGCTTTACCTTCACGGTAAAAGTATCTGGAACCACAGGCGTCACGCTCACCACCAATGAGCGCGGCATATTTTACTGTGACGGAAGTGAAATATTAGATGCAGACACCGCAACTATTGGTCTTCCTATTTCTATTGCTAATGGCGGCACTGGCGCTACATCAGCAGGCGCAGCACTGATAAATTTAGGCGGCACGTCCACGGGTATAGCTCTGTTTGAGGCTGCAAATCAAGCAGCTGCCTGGACAGCTTTGGGAGTGGCTCAGGCGGGTAACGTAAATGGAGGCACGTTCACCTAATGCCTATTCAGACTGCAGTCTTAAAGTCTAATCCCGGCATTAAAAGGGATGGAACTAAGTATGAAGGCGATTTTTACACTGACGGTCAGTGGGTTCGCTGGCAAAGAGCGTTGCCTAGAAAAATTGGAGGCTATAAAACCACTCAAAAATTCTTGCAAGAAATAAGCCGTGGCTTCTCCACTTTTACGCAGATGCTTTACGTTTACTGTCACTCTGGCGGGGCTAATAAAGTAGAGCGATTCACTCTTGACGCAACTGGAAATAGCTCAATAATAACTGACAGAACTCCGGCTGCTACTGGCGCGTATGGAACTGTCACTTTGGCGGGTGCTAGCGGCTCAGTAAATATGATTGCCGTTGATGGTATTGACATTATGTCCGGTGCAGTGGCTTTTAATACCACTATAGACCAGACAGCTACTGACGTTGCCTCAAATATTACTGCATTTACCTCAACACCTAATTACACTGCTGCTGCGGCAGGCGCTGTTATAACTATCACGTCAGTTACCACAGGCGACCAGGTTAACGGATTTATAATTACCAACACTTTGACTACGCTGACATCAACTCTAGTCAACTTTGACTACGGCTCTGATGCGCTATTGGCCAATCCTTTTAACTACTGGATGTTTGATGTTCAGTATGGCTCTTCTAGCAATAAAAATTATTTAATTGCCTCGGTAGCGCCCAATGGTACTTGCGTATGCAACGACCAAGACGGTCAAATATTTTTTGGAGAAGTTTTAGGTACGGGCGATTTAAGAAGCATACCTCTACCGCCTAATGCTAATGTCACAGGCGGGATTGTTAGTCTTCATCCTTACTTATTTTATTACGGTACTGATGGCATTATTGGTTGGTCCGTAGCCGGAGAGCCTACAGATCTAACTGGATCAGGAAGCGGCCTAGT